TTTCCATCGGCGGGAGTGTCAACCAGTCGGTCATCAGTGGAGTGGATGTATAAATACAACGGAATAAAAGACGGTAAACACCAAGAGATATTCTTTGCTGTTGGTCAGATTACACCTCAAGCAAGTGTAACATGGATAGGTGGACGTATGCCGTTTGAGTATAAATCCTCAATCGTTGCTACGACTGTAACTATTTCAGTAGCACAATTAACTGCAATAGGTGCTTTTGCAACTCAGACAGTTAATATAGCAGCTAATGATTACTACACAGTTGTTGAAACACCCGTAAGTTAATCAGGGTTTTAATGTAAATTCAAACGGGGCTAGTCAATCTGGCCCCATTTAGAAACTTCTAACGAGAATATAAAATGGAAAAAAAATATACCTATAAAGGTAAAGAACTTACTTTACGTAAAAATAGCTTTAAACCCTATCGTGTTAAGGCTATGCCTTTCATTAAAGGTTTTTCAGAATATGAAAAATCTCTCACCGAAAAACTTCAGACAGAAATAAACGACTTCTTATTCAAGAACAAAAAAGTTAATGGATATATTATATCTGCTAATAACGATGGTGATGCTTCTAAATTAAATGAAGTCATTGCTAAAGTTCTTTTAGATAATCCTGAATATGCTATAAAGGCTAAAGAACTTCAGTCATTAAAAGAGTATGCTAAAGAAGTTTTCTTAACAACTGATTTGAAGGGTGAACCTTCTGATGAAAATAGTAAGAAACTTTGTGAAATAATGTTCGATAATCATCAGGTTATTAATCATAATCCTCAGACAGAAAAAGAATACGATGAATATTTAAAGTTTATTTATGAAGTCTGGGATGTTTTTTTTTCGAAGTTCAGCAAGTAAATAAATACTGTGAAGAACTCACAGAAATTTTTAAAGTTTATAAAATAAAAGATTTGCCTAATATGGCAGACATTACGTTACCAGCCGAACTCATAGAAAATATAGAATTAGAATATATGATTTTTACTTTATGTAACGGAGATATCACACGGAAGCATTACATAGAGGAACATTACGACGTAGTTGACTATATAGAGTGGACCAGCTTCAAACAGTTTGATAACTTCCAAGAGGCAGAACTAAACGAAAGATATTCAGATGGAAAGAAATAACATAAGAGCTTTTTTAAAAACGAAGTATAAAAATGAAAATGATTTTATAGTTATTAAAGATTCTATATACTCTAAAACATCATTATCATTTCAAACTCTTGAAGGGATTAACAGTATTAATAAAATTAAAGCTGTTTATTATTTAAGTGAAAAATCTAAACCTTATATCTTAGGTTATAAAATAGGTATTTGTCTTTATGATAACGATTAACACTTCTGAAATACAAAAGTTTTTATCTTCAAAAGCCTTAGAAACATTCTGTTCAGTAACAGATTCTCAGATTCTAAATATTACTGAAGCAATTAGAAAAGGTATAGAAGATAATCTTTCTGCAGGCCGTGAATGGACTGGTGGTAATGTTAAACCTTTAGCTCCTTTTACAGTTAGAGAAAAAGGTAACTCACGTCCATTTGTTAGAACAGGATTGTTATTAAGATCAGTTGGTAAAAAAGGTTCCGGTAAATCAGGGGAAGTCTTTATTAATAGTTCAAGATCTATTATTGCAGGTATGTTAAATAATGGTCAAGGAAATATTCCTGCCCGTCCTTTCTTCGGTATCAGTGAGTCAGTTCAGAAACAGATTGATCAAATTTTAGAAAAACAGAATAATACAATTTAATGGCTGATAAGAATTTAAATATTAAAGTCACTACAACATCTGATAATAAAGGTGTTCAACAGACTAATGCTAATCTTCAAGGTGTTGAAAAAACATCTCAGGGTTTGTCTAAATCCTTAATAGGATTAACTGGTCAGTCAAAAACCCTTACTCAAGGATTATCTGCAGTTGGTGTTTCAGGTTCTACTGCATTTTTAGCTGTAGGAGCTGCTGTAGCAACAGTAACAGTAGCTATCGTTGCTTCTATTGCAGCAGTGAAAGGTTTCATAGCAGCAGTTAATGCTTTAAAACCAGGTGCAGAATTTAATGTTTTAAAATCAAAGTTTGATGAGTTATCAGGTGGTTCTGACAATTCTCGTAAATCATTAGAGTTATTTGGTAAAGCACTGGCCGGTAATTTAGACCAGACTAAAATAATGCAGTTAGCTAATAGTTTAAGACTGTTAGGTAACACAGACCAGGATATAGCTAAATTATTTGATGTAGCAGAAACAAGAACTGAATTCTTTGGTGGTGACGTAGATGCTGCTGTAGAAGCCCTTACACGTTTTATAGAAACTGGTGCTAAAAAAGGTGCTCTTGGTTTAAAGATTGATATAGTTGAGCTTGAAAAAGAGATGGCTAAATTAGGTAATACTACTGTTGCTAATCTTAAGAATTTTTCAGATGAAGACCAACAGTTATTACGTAAACAGGCAATCTTTGCTTTATATGGTAATAGTATATCAGATATTAATAAAAAACAATTAGATCAAGCTGATGCTTTTCAAAAGGTAAATACAATTTTACAGGACTTTGAAGCTAACTTACTTAGTATTTTAGCTGAAGGTTTTGAACCTTTTGTAAGAGCAGTTCTTGAATTAATTGATAATGCTCAAAATCTTTTCAAAGAACTTACTGGTGGTGTTGATATAGTTGATACATTGAAGACTGCTTTAAAATCAGTTTCAACTGTATTTGTTAATTCAATCGTGCCGGCCATAAAGTCTGCACAGAAAGCATCATTTCAATTATTCACTGAGCTTTCTAAAATAATAGAGCAAAATCCTCAGATTATATCAGCTTTAAAGTTAATTGGTAAAGTTGCTTTACAAGTAGCAAGTGATTTACTGTCAGTTGCTGGATTTGTTTCTAAAGTGCTTGTAACAATCTTCGGTGATGTAGTAGGTGAAATCAATGCACAATTAAAATTCTTTAAAGAAGGTTTAGTTACTATTCTTAAATTAATAGAACCTATTGCTTCGTTATTAGGATTTGATGTAAGTGGTATTATTTCTAAAATACAATCAGTTCAGACAGCAACACAAACAGCTCAAGGTCCAGGTTCTCGTGGAACAGGTATAGGAGAAGAACAGGTTAAGTTTGGTAAACAAATTACCAAGAATTCTAAAGAAAATAATGACGAGTTAAAAACTGAAGATAAATTATTAGATGATATTCTTGATAAACAAAAACAAGAATTAGAAATACTTGATGGTCAGATTTCTCGTGGAGAAGCTTCTGTAGAAGATGCTGTTAAATTAAATAACAAGCATACTACTCAACTACAGACTTTGAAAACTCAGTTAACTGAAAAAGATAACATAAAAAGAGTTGACCAGGAGATATTTACTTTAACTGAGAAGTCTAAAAATTTAGAATTTGAAAGATTAAAGAACTTTGAAAATCAAACTAATCTTGTTAGAGAAGCACAAAAAACATTTTTAGAGTCTATAAGATTTTTACAAGGTGTAAAAGAACGTGTTCTTGAAATACAAAGAAGTTTAGATTTAAATGCTGCTTGGATTTCTTCTTTTTCAACAAGTGAGATTGAAAAATCATTCACAGATAGATGGTAATATCGAAGGATGGAGAAGAAAAATAACTTCTACATTTAAAGAATTACAAGAAGGAACTATAGAACTATTTAAGGGAAATGATTTTAATAGTTCATTAGAGCAAATTCAAAAAGCTTTTGATCAGAAACTCATAGATCAAAAAACTGCACAAGCATCGGTTGATGCAATTGCTGCTTTTCAAAATGCTGAAGAATTAAAAAAACAAATAGCTTTACAAGAGGCAGTAATAGTTGGATTAAGTGGAGAAGAATTAGCTAATGCTAATAAAATTCTTTCACAGAATAAATTAAATCTATTAGAGTATCAGAGAATTTATGAAGCTAATATTCTTAATTTAGAAACTACTGCAGAAGCTGTTGTTCTTAATAGTGCAGAAGGTGAAGGATTAAAAAAGAAAACTCAAGAATTAGAAAAACAAGAAAAAATATTAAAAGAAACAGCAAGAGCTGAATATGGTAAAAAAATATTCAATACAATTGCTACTGGTGCTAATCAATTTTTTACCCTAATAAGGGATAGTCTTGGACGTGTATCAGAAGGTATTGCTCGTGTTGTTGATTTGGCAACCCAAGTAGTTAGTTTTGTTCAAACCCTAATTAGTTTTATTGATACAGTTAAAGAAATAACTAAACTAATAAATGGTTTAAATGAAATAAATGCTAAAACAAAACCAGGTAGTGGTGGACTTTCAGGAGAAGGACGAGTTCATGTATGGGTAGATAATCCTGCACAAGCAGCTAACCCATTTTTCTCAGGTGATCCTGGTAGAGCTTCATTAAGTTCACCTCAAAGAGTTATTGATATAACAAAAGATAAAGATTGGGATGAAATAATATTTGACGTTCCTAATGGACGTAATACATCAAAGTCAGCCCGTCCTAAAGCTAATAAAGGTGGTGCAGGTGGTGGTTTATCTTCAGCTATAGAAAATTATACTGAAGTAGCTAATGATGCTGCAGGCACATTAAAACAATCTTCACAACAAACTGGTTCAAGCTTATTACCAGCACTTGGTCAATTAGCCGGTGCAGCAGCTGGACTTGCTTTAGTGTTTGAAGGATTTAAAAATGGTGATGTAGGTTCTATATTTGGTGGATTATTTACAACTGCTTTAAGTATATTACCGTTCTTTTTAGCAAAAGGTGGCCCAGTTCCTGGTTCGGGTAACGGAGACACAGTGCCAGCTATGTTAACTCCTGGAGAATTTGTTATCAACAAGAAATCAACTGAACAATATTATCCGTTATTGTCTTTATTAAATGGTAGTTCCGGTAAGATAGGTCAAGCCACATTTATGAACGGTGGTTATGTTGCAAGTTCATCCATGACATCACCTAAAGTAGATGTATTCCTTTCAACCAGATTTGAAAAACTTGACTCTTATAAGATTTATGTTAATGGTAAACAACAGGCCGATACACGACAACCCAAAAGGATTTTAGGATGAAAGTATTAATAACAAAATTTTCAGGTGGTAGTGTTGATTTTGGAATTAACTATTTCCTTACAGGTAATTTAGTTGTCGAAGATTATTTGATTGTTGATGATTTACCACTGGATTCCTTTCCTTTATTCTCAGATGAATTCACCAGGGATAATAATTCAGTTACACTTCAGGGTGGTGAATATGATATGGTATTAAGCCTCTTGGATGATTCAGTTAGGTCCAATAACGGTTTAACAGTAAATAAATTTTTCCAATTCGGATATTCAACAACAACAAGAATACGTTTAAGAATAATAATAGAAGTAGATGGTGTCCAGAAATTAGTAGGCTTTATTGATAACACAAGCTTTGATTTTAATTATAACTGGAAAGAGAGTGATTCACAGACTTTAAAATTTACAGTATACAGTGCAGAGGTAGAATTTATTAATGGGTTAGAAACAAAGTCTTATTATGAATTTGTAAGCCAAATAGATGGACTTGAAGGACAGAACTTCTGGATGTGGTGTAGTCATTTATGTAGTTATGGTCATGCAGGATTTAATTTATCTGCCGGTTTAAATAATAATAATATAGGAGTGTTTAACAAGTTGTCACCTTTACACAGAATGTTTTATAATGAGACTTGTGATAAAATGCTGATTGCAGCTTGTAAGGGTTTCGGTTTGCTTTTCAAAATCTCAGCACATAACGTAAGAGTTGAACAATGGAATTGGTTAACAATAACATTTTTCAACAGAAAATACGGTTTGAATTATGGTGTTCCAGCAGTAGTAATAGATGATACAATAGATCACCACGAACTAAGAACAGATATTGATGAACGTTTAATGTTTTATGGTATTCCTCATGTTAAAATAACTGAAGGTCAATATACAGAGGGTGATAACTTTAAGGGTATCGTTGTAGGTAAAGCAGGCCCAGGTCATATAGAATATGTTGAAATGAGATTTTATCCATCAGTTACTCCAAATTCAGCTCATAGGTTATGGCTTTTTCTCTTATCTACTGGTTTCCCTTTTGGTATATGGGATTTAACCGGAGAGAAAAATTTCACAACAATAGATATTGATATGGTTGAGAAAAATCTTCCAGCTCTATTAATAGGAAATTCTTCACAAGCTTTTTGGGAAATTAATAATAATATAGGTAGTGGCAATATTAATATCACTCATTTATCAATTTGCAGATGTTTCGTTAAAACATATGCCCATTTTAATTATTCTGCTTTTGGAGTAACACGGACTCATTATAGTGATGATGGTGCTGATTTAGTTGCAAAAGATTTTGTAAGCTCAGTAACATATATGCATTTAATAAACCAATTCCAAAGAGTCAAAGAACTACAAATAATGTCAGAGTTTGATTTCTTGGTTCTATCATTTGATGAAGCTCTTTTTGAAGGTCAAACTTATACAGTTGAAAGAGTGAACAATATAAATATTGATGACAAGTCATACAATATCCAGTTAATAAATAATATTACATAATGACTAACTTCCTTAACGGATATAAAAATCCAATATTTAAAATATATGATGATAATATAATTATCGAAACGATAGCATTACCTATTGTAAATGCATCAGGCTTAATAGAAAATGTTCAAACATTAAATATTACCCATGAGTTTAATTCCAGAAAATTTGTTCAAAAGATTCTTGGTTTTAGAATTTCCTGGTCTTTACCTTATGATGAGTATGCAAGAGTAGATACAATGATGAAGATACAACAAATTCTAAGACATTGTAAAACAGGCCGTAAAATCGTTTTAACTCCAAGGGCAGACCTACCAACAAGAAATTTTGAAGTAATATATACTGGTGAAGAATTACAAATGGGTATCAAACGTGGTGGTGCAAATGCTGTTGGTAATAGATTAACAGTAATAGAATTTACTACAAAAAATATGGTAGATGATATAGGCTGGATTAATCCTAACGATATAATCTATACTGGTTTCTTATTTCATAATAGAATAAACGTTTTAGAAACATAATAAAATAAAGGAAACTCAAATGCAAAAATTGGCACTTACAGTTACGGACATTGATGTTAGTGGTGGTGAGTTAATACCAGTCACTACATTAGTCCAAGCAGATTTTAAATTTATAAAAGCAAGCGACAACGTTACAGAAGTTGACTTTACAGGTTTTACAAACAATGGAAATGGTAATTATCTTTTCTGGGGTTTTGATGTTCCTGTTTATTCAGTTGATTTAGGAACAACTGGTTCTCCAAGAGGTGAACAAGTAAGATTGAAAATCAATGATGTATTTCAAGATGGATACGGCACATTCAACGTATATCATGATGATGATGAATCACCATCATTTTCATTCACATATAATCGTGTTGATAGAGATGGTGATACAGTATTCTATTGGATCACTTACGTTCCCGATGCACTGCATTCACCTCCGTTTGATCCTTACGACCCCTCAACAGCAGCATTTCCTGATGATGTTTTAGTTTGTAATAAATATATTGTTGATAATTTTGGTGGCTTAGATTCTCCCAATGTTTGGACTGGTGCAGCTAATACAAATTACGTAACACCTACAATGGCTGATGATTCTCCTGAATATTTAGCAGGAGCACCAGATTTTCCTTCTTCATTAGTTTGGAAAAGTTGGATAGAAGACAATTTTGGTTCAGCAAGTGCAGGATGGTCTATTGAGGGAAATGCTCTTTTAGTAGATAAAAATCTTGTAAGCAATGTTGTAGGTAAAAAATATAATAATCTTAATACAGCAATTGCCTATGCACAATCCCAATCACCTGGTATTTTAAATAGATGGAAGATTTATATCATGCCTTATATGATAGGTAATACTCAGAGTTATACTGACAATTTAACAGTTTATCCATATATAGATTTAATAGGTATAGGGCAAGTTAAATTATCTTGCTCGATTACTCAAAGTGGAAGTTGGTCTGGTGTTCCAAAATCATTCTGGAAAAATATTGATTTTGAAAGAGTGAATACCAATCAGACATTACAAAGCATAAGTTTTGATAATTGTAATCTTTATATCTGGAATGTTTCCTCAACTCATACTTTAACAATAACAACTTCACAGTTAAAAAATACAGGATTGTATGTAATTGAGGAAACAGGAACCGGAATAATAGCAAGTGGAACAGGAAATAGAGTTATCAATTGTTATGGAAACTATGATATATCATGGGATGCATCGACTGATAAGATTTATTCTTATGCCCATGTTGACGATGTAACTGAGATTTATTTTAACGGGACGAGTTATTAAAATGAAAACTTGCCCTACTTGCAAAACTGATAAACCTATCTCTGATTTTCATAAAAATAAACGTTATAAATCAGGTTTTAGAAATATTTGTAAAGATTGCAGTAATAAAAGAAGAAATGAAAATTATAATCCTTTAAAAAATAAAAGAAATAACTTAAAAGTTAGGTATGGTATTTCCTTAGAAGAATATGAAGAAATGTTTAATAACCAAAATGGTAAATGTTTAGGGTGTGTAAGAAAAATATTCATTGAAGTAAATTCTGATACTCCTGCTGTAGTAGATCATAATCATTCTACTGGATCCGTTAGAGGATTATTATGTGACTCTTGTAATAGAGCACTTGGTAATATAAAAGATAATATAGAAACTTTAAAAAATCTTATTAAATATTTAGAAAAGAGTAAATAAATAAATGACAAAAATAGAAATAGGCACAGCTACAATTACTGATGACACTGCCGGTGGGCTTGAACTTTCAGGAGAAGTAAAAGCAGGTAATATTCATATATCTGGTTCCGAAATATTATCAGGTAGTACTACTTATTTTACTTTAGATCCTGTTGACCCTGATTTGATCATAGGTGGTGATGTAGTGATCACTAATCCTGTAACTATTGAAACAGCTACAGTTTTAAGTGATACAGGTTTAGAATTTTCAGCAGTAAATACAATCAATATAGGCTCAACTGTAACAACAGATGGTGGTGAAACAGTTAATATACTTCAGGCAGATACACCAAAAATAATTTTAGATCCAAATGGTGCTACAATTCCAGAACTTAATGGGATTAATCTTAGAGATGGTGAATATGCTGGACAAGCAACATTAGATGCAAGTGGTTTAGTAACAGTTACCACTAATAAAGTTCTTTCTGCCTCAAAAATATTACTAACACTAAGAGCAACAGGTGTTGAACCCGTTCCAACTGGTATAATTTATATAAGTGGTATAACTAATGGAACAGATTTTCAAATAACTTCTTCTGCTGGTGCTGCCGATGTGGGTGTGAATGTATATTGGTTTATTGTTAATGTCGTATAATATGCTAAACAACAATTGGGTAAAACCCCTTATCATACCACTCATTGCTTTAGTTCTTTCAGTCGGCACAAGTGTATTTGTGTCAGGTAAAACTACAGGTGGTTACACAGAAAAGGTAGACCGGGCTGAAAGAGATATAGAACAATTAAAGTCTGATTACAAATCAGATCATGATATTGTAATTAGGATGGACACTAAGCTTACTAATATAGAAAGTATGTTAAAAGATATGAAAGAGAAAATGGATCAAAAATGAAACCTCAAATAATAACCCATTTAATAAGTTTTCTTTTAGGATGTATTGCAATTCTTTTTCTTAGCTTACCTGATTTTGATTGTGGTGAAAAAAGAAACTCTGAAACAATATTTGTTCACGATACTACAACTCTCGAAAGATACGAAAGTAGAATCGATACTATTCATAATAATATAATCAAGAATTTGATTTCTAAAGAATCAGAACCAACAATTATATATCAAGAAAAAATCAGTTATAGAGATATAGAAAAGTTTAAAGATTATGATTTATCTTTAGGATTTGAGAAGAAGGGAACTACATTAAGAATTTGGGCAGTAAATATAAATGACTCCTTAATCAAAGAACAAGTTTTCGAAGAAGTATTTGGAAATTTTACTGCATATTCCAGCACAGATAGAATAATAGTCAAATCAGAAAAGTATAAATGGAAGGGTGTAAATATAGGATTTCAACACGAACGTCCTATAAGTGATTTAAAGAATAGGTTTAATAATAAAGTAGATATAACAACTGGGCTATCTTATAAAGAGAAATATTCTTTAGATATTGGTGGAGAGTATGATCTTAATCAAAAAGATCTTAAATTAAAAGTTAAAGCAGGAGTGAGGTTATTTTAATGTCCTTTAGTCAGTTTTTTAAAGAACCTAATGGTCAATTATCAATGACACGTCTACTTACATTTGTTTTAGTGGTGACTGCTATTTTTATTGCTTTTAGTGCATTATGGTTAGTTTTTGCTGGTAAAGTTATCACAGATTTGACTTATTTAATTTCAGTATTACTTGGTTTTGGTTTAGGTGCAAAAGTTACACAATCATTCACAGAGAAAGATAAAACTACTAATATAAACTAATGATAGAAGTATATTCTATTTGTTGGAATGAGGAAAAAATGATAAGTTTTTTCCTTTTTCATTATGAAAAGTTTTGTGATAAAATAATTATTTATGATAATGGTTCTACAGATAGAACTTTAGAAATTTTAAAATCTCACCCTAAAGTAGAAATACGATATTTGGATACTCAAGATACTTTAAATGATTTAGAAATGATGAAAATATTTAATACGTGCTGGAAGAATTCTACAGCAGATTATGTAATAATAGTTGCAATTGATGAGTTTGTCCAAATTTCGAACTCATTAGAGCTTCATGAAGACGTTTATTCTACTATAGGATATAATATGGTAGCCTTAGAATTTCCAAAAACACAAGAAGAGTTTGATTCTATAACTGAGGGAGTTCCTAATGAATTCTATAGTAAACCTATTATTTTCAAACCAACAATTGGAGAACATTTAAGTATAGGTAATCATCAATCAAATCTAAAAACTTGTAATTCTGGTATTAAATTACTACATTATTGTTGGATGGGTATTGATTTTGTTTTACAAAAGAATAATAAATATTCTAAAAGGATGTCTGAATATAATATAAAATCTGGTGCAGGATCATTTAGATTTAATAACTTAGAAACCATCTATGAATTTAATAATGCAGTTAAAAATAAAACGAAGGTAAAATGATATTTCAAGATAGTAAAATAGCACATAAATATTTGGATGGATTAAAAGGAATCGAACTTGGTCCATCAAAACATAATCCGTTTAATATAAAAGATTGTATTTTTGTTGACCAATATCAACCTCAATCAACACATGCTTATGGTTTAGAACAATTAAGATTATGTAATGATATACAGAAAATAGATATTATAGCTGATGCTTCCTGTTTACCATTTGAAGATAATTCTTTAGATTACGTGCTCTCAAGTCATTTATTAGAACATATCTGGGATCCTATTTTTTGTATAAAAGAATGGCTTCGTGTTCTTAAACAAGAAGGTTTCATTTACTGCATAGTTCCTCATAAAGAAAGAGGACTTGAATCAGATAAATCAAGACCCATCACTCGATTAGAAGAATGGATTGATAGAAACAAACATCCAGAATTAAATCCTAAAAGGGATGACCATCATTCTGTGTTTTTACCTGAGAATTTAAAAGAATTATTTGAATATTGTAATACAGAAGTTATAGAATTATTACCCATTGACGATAAGGTTTTTAATGGAATCTGTATAATAGTGAGAAAAAATGACTAAAAGAAAATCACTAATTAATAAAGCTGATAAGGTTTTTAATAAATTTATAAGAGAAAGAGATTTACAGTGTGTTATCTGTGGATCTAAGGATGGGGTTTCTGCAGGACATCTAATTACATCGAAGAGAATTGGAATTAGATATAATCCTCTAAATTGCCATGCACAATGTCGTGGATGTAATATGAAACATCAATGGTTCCCTGAGATTTATTTCATGTGGTTTCTTAATAAGTTTAATATTAGAAAATTTAAAAGTTTAGTTGAACAGTCAATACAACCATTTAATGATGACCAAATTAAGGAGGTTATAGAACAATATGGAACAAACTGAAGAACAAGGAATCTACGTGAATTGTAATTTTACATATAACTATCCTACACAAATAATTCCTATGAAAATTGGACCTCCCAAAACAAGAATAGAGTCTGATCAAGACTGGAATATTAAATTAATTGAATTTATCCAAGAAAAGATAGATTTACCTCTTCCAAAAGAAACATTAGAAGCTATTTTAAAAGCAGAGACGGAGTTCTTATCTAAATATGAATAAACTAAATATTCAAACAACAACTTGCATTAGGGATCATGAATTTCTACAGTTAACTAAGGAAAGTATTATTCCCGGTCATGAATTTTTTAAGATCAAATGGTATATAGTTTATGATTATATGATTGACCACTTCTATGAAGAAAATTGGATAGATGAAAGATGTGAATTAAATAAAACATTCAAGGCTAATCGAAATAGAAATTCATCATTAAAAGAAATACCATTTGGAGAGTGGGTTTGTTATGTTGATTCAGATAATATAGTTCATCCAGATTTTTTTGTAGAAATTAATAAATTGATAAATGAAAATCCTTATATTGATATGTTTGTGTTTGGGCAAGATAGATGTGAAGGTAATTTCTTAAAAGCAGCACCAGAAAATATGATACCATGTAAAGTTGATGGTGCTCAAATAGTCTATAGAAATAATGGCAGATTATGGGAAGAATGTCTTACAGCAGACGGAATTTTATTACAACAATTATATAAAGATTATAAAAACACAACAATGTTTGTGGATAAGATTTTATGTTTCCATAACTTTAGTGTTCAAGGAAAGGTTCAATAATAATGGCTAAAATTAATCGTTTGACTATTCATATCACTGCATCAAATAATGATGCAACACCAGCAGATATAGAAGCAATTCATATAGCTAATGGATGGTCACAATGTGGGTATCATTTCCTGGTAGACCGTAAGGGTATTATATATCCAATGAGACCTGAAAATATTACAGGTGCTCATGTAGCTGGGCAAAATACTGGTAATATTGGTATTAGTTATATTAGTAGAGGTTCTGATACGGATTCTACTTCAGATCTTGGGAAATATATGACTACAGAACAATATGACGGATTGGTTTTAATAACAGCACAAGTATGTAAAAAATATGATTTAAAGTTAACAGATATCTGGGGACATAATGATTTTCCTGGGGTAGCCAAAGCATGTCCTTGTAGTAAAATTAAGAAGGCTAAGAAGTTTTTGGATTTTGTAAAAGCTAAGATGGATGAGATACCAGATGATATTAAGACTGGAGTAAATCCTGAGATGGCAGAATCAGTTGATGGGAATGATGCTGAAGGAGAGAATATTGCTCGTAAAGCAACAAGAAGTAAAGACTAAATAGAAAACCCGATTAGTAAAGGAGAATAAACTAATCGGGTTTTACTACAAGGAGAAAAATTAATTATTCGTGCATTATTCCAGTTAAATAGAATTTACTACCTTCAGATGTAGGTTTAATTAAAACAAAATCACACCATTCACATTTATATTCGATTTTATAATTATCTTCATTAATTACAAATCCTTCATAACTTAAATCTAAACTACCCTTAATATAATTAAATAAGTTAATATTCAATGTTACAGTAGGATATGAAAATTCCTGATTTATAACTAAAACAGTTTTTGTATTATCAGAATAGAAATTCTTATTATCTGTTGTATATTCATATAAATCCTTTACAAACTCTTTTTTAAAACTCTGTCCGAAAATTGATGTTGCTGTTAAAAATAGAACTATTAAAATTGATTTCATTATGTTTTTTCCTTAATTAAATATATACAAATATACACATTCTTTTTTTCAAAGTCAATACTCTTATAACGAATTATACAACTTTTCCCATTTTTGAGCTGTTTTAGCCATATTAAAGTTTTCGTATACGTAATCATAAGCCAATTGTCCAAGATCTTGGACAATTGATGGGTTATCTATAAGACTTTGTAAACCCGAAATCCACTCTTCTTTTGTATTACATAATAACCCTGTAATACCGTCTTGAATGCATTTATAAGACCCTACGTTTGATGCTATAGTAGGTATCTTAAGAGCAGAATACTCTAAGAACTTAATATTAGATTTTCCATTATTGAAAGGATTATCGACTATAGGAGCAATACCTATAGTAAAGTCTGTTAATAACCTTGGAAAATTATACACATCTAAATGTGAAGCAAATTTGAGCTGATATCCTACTTCTTTAAAACGTTCATCATTTAAGAAATTATAACCTACAGCATTAAGTTTAACTTTAGGGTTGGACTTTAAGATTTCAACCAAAGCTTCTACTACTAAATCAAGATCTTTTGAATGAGTTGGAGATCCTGCCCAACCAATCACTATATCAGATGATCTGGATTTTTCAAACTTATTCCATAATGTAAAATCAATACTATTAGGTAAAACGTGTATATTAGAATTATACTTTGAATAATATTCTTTTAAGTATTCTGTAGATACAGTTACTGCATTTGAATTCTGTATAAACATCTCTATATTAGGTTTTAAGAATGGATGATTATAATATTCAAAAGCTGGATTATATTCAGGAACCTCGTGAAATAAATCATCAAATTCATAAACTACTTTGATACCATTTTCTATAGCAACAAACATATTTTGATAAACCTCAAAAGAGTCGGCCCTGCCTAAAACCATAATATCCATACAGTCAAAATCTTTTGGTTCCATTATAGTTTTATACTGAGCAGTAAATTTTGTAGGATCTAAATATTTAAATGGTGAGAGTATTCTGTAATAATCACATCCGTTTGCACCACTTACATATCCTGTTATTTTTTTAGTTGGCATTTAATGTATCCGTTAATATTTCTAACATACGTTCACGTAATAAAACCTGTTGTAATAGTCTATCAACAGATTTTTCTAATTCAATTAATGTTGTATCAACTCTTTCTGCTTGACGAGATGGGATTGGAGTTATTGAATAACCAATATAAAATACAGATATACAAACAGCCAACCATGTAAAACCTAAGTAAATCCAATGTTTAGTCTGCATTACCAGCTCTCTTTCTTTTGTTATATTCATAAGGTTGTTCGTCTAAAACTTTACGTCTTACAAATTCATACTTCATCATATCATTGTAAGCTTTCTGCCACCAGTTTTTGTTTTTCTCTTTGGCCCATTTTTTATGATACTCTTCTGGTGTAGAAGGAATTTTAGAAAACCATTTTGGTTCTTTTTTAATAGTTGATTTTTTAGTCAGGCCAAATTGTTTTACATATTCATACACTTTAACACGACTAATGTTAAAATAATCAGCAACCTTCTGGCTGGTTGATGAATAGTATTGTTTTTCAAATTGTTTTTTAGTCATTGTTTTTATATGAAATGAATAGAGTTAAGTTATCTATATCTAATGTAAATATTTTAAAACTATTTAACATTAATTTAACATATGTTAAAAGTTCTTCTTGAGTTTCGAATGTTCTACTTATTCCTGTCATCATTTTAGTCTTTCTTTATTGGTTTACATAATTCATAATTATTAAAACCTACTTTAGTCCCACGAGCTTTAAGATCTGGATTTGTTATTAAGTTAATATTACCCTTTGATTCAAGGTCAGCTGCACTAACAACACCATATATTTCATATTTTAATAATGAGTGTTTCTTTACAAGAATCTGAGGGTAGCTATTATATTTTGCAACTGTATGAAAATCTCTGACACTTGTTTTAACTCCTGTTCCATTTGGAAGATCAGGATTATTAAAATCATAAGAACATCCGATTGTAAAATCTGGTGCAGGTAATCCTAAAAACTTACATACAGCCATTTCTCCAAGCCATCCTGTTTCGAATCTGCCGGCAATATCTTTTGAATCTCTTTTATAATAATCTTCTTTGAGTTTCTCAGCTTCTAAATCTTTTAAAGCATCTTTAACAATGTCAGCCTCAGCTTGGGTTAAAAACACTATTTCTCCTTTTGGTAAATTGTATAACATTTTAGTTCTCCTTTAAGTTAGTTATACATATATTTTAATATTTGAATTAGGAAAATCAAAAAACCCTGTAAAGCCGTAGCCAGACAGGGTTTATAGAGTTGCATTTGACAAAATTATTTGATTTTACGTATTTTAAATACTTCAGATTCTCCATCCTCAGTTTGTAAAATCATTGTTCTTTCTTTAACTGTTTTCTGAACTCCTTCAAGATCATTCATCCAATCGGTTAATTCCTGCTGGTCATAACCATTAGGACATTCTGTATATTTATAAGTTTCTGAATGCATACTTTTAATAGCTTCTTTATCTTTTTCAGTTAGAATAACCATTATAGGATAATCATCTCCAGAATAAACAATATTACCTACTTTTATTTTCATCTTTAGTCTCCATTCTCTCTATAGCTTTTGTATAAGTTTCATCTACTAACTGTTTAATAATGTTTAATGTTGGTTCAAATTCAGGTGAATTAAATACATCTATAAGTAAACCTGTTAAATTATGATACGGGCCGTATTTTTCATTGTTAGTATCAAATTGAATTTTAATTGATACATCCCAGCCTTCTTCTTTCATTTTTGCTGCAAAAGCATTAAATATTTCTTTCGTTTTATCCATTAGGACTCCTTATCTGTTATTGATGTGTAACGTTTAATATAAAGTTCTTCTAAACTTGAATTGAAAATATAAGAAACAATAGGATCGTAGTATTTCACTTTCTCAATATCTCTAACTCTCATAAAGGAAACATCATAGTCTTCACCCATTCTTTGTAAAACTAAATCAGTTTCTTCGTGGAAGAAATCTTTTGAAAGTCTTTCTAAAGCTAACTCAATTAAATCAGATGCAAGTTCTGAATCAATTGGTTTTGAATTTTCTTGTATTACTATAATTTGCATTGTCTGCTCCGTTTAAGTTAATATAATTTATTATTTGAATTTACTTTATCAAAATCTCGAAGGGATAAGAAACTAATAAAGAATTTACTGTTTCACCTTTCTTTATTGAATAATATGAAAATACTATACAATCCATTAAACAAAGACTATAAAAATCCTCTATAAATATAGGATTAAACATTATGTATCTCCTTAAAATTCATATGGACAATTATCTGAATGAATAGCATTATAAGGACAGCCACCTAAAACTTCACACATAAAACAATATCCAAACCATCTTTCCTTACCTGCTTTACTCATTTTCTTTTTAGTTTCATCTGATAATTTTTTATTTTTATGGCCACCAGATTCTAAATTATATGATAAGTTTTTGTTTTTATAAAATGAAATCCAATGAGTTTCTATTTCATCAATTAATAAATCAGGACAATACATAAATATTTCTTTAATTACTTTATCCCATCCATATTTATTTAAAGCTCTATATACAGGTGTATCTGTTTCTTTTCTCATATCAGCCTTGTGCATATATAATCTTTGTTTGAAATTATTTGTTTGTCCTATATAAACTTTCCCATTAGGGAATGTGAATCTATAAATTATTCTCATTTTATTTTACCTCTATAATTGGGTAACATCCAGTGTGTTTTCTATAAACACGTTTCATTACTTCCTCAAGTTCTTTCATATATTTTTCTTCTATTCTAAAACTATCGTGTATACTTAAACATAATATATTCTTCTTATTAAAATAATCTAATACATCTAAACAAATCTGACCATCTATGAACATTAATTTTAATCCCATATTCTTATTCATATATTCTACAAGCATAGGATATTCTTTACACCATTTTTCAAATAAGTCTAAAATTACATCATCAGTTAATTTATAATCAAATCTCATACCATCATCTGAAACTTTTTTTCTTACTGCCTTACATAATACGTTTATATCTTTACAATTAATTGCAGTTAATACTATAATTTTAACTAAGTCTTTATGATTATCAGGTATAGTATAAACTGTAGAAGAAGATTGTTTACCTTCCATATGTAATAAGATATTAGGATGCATTGATTTAAAATCCAATTCAATAGTTTTGTTACCATTTATTTTTAAGCTCTCTCTAACTTTACGTTCATTTTTGTTTGGAAGATTACAGACAGTAGAATAAAATCTTCCTTCCTTTTTAAAATTATCTGAATAAATAATTTTAGGTTCTGTAGGAATTAAAGTATTACCCTTGAATAAATATTGAACGTCTTCAGGAATAATATCATCATTAGTAATTGGTTGTTCATTTAATAAATTGAACCATTTTCTTGCAATACGATATGCTTTCTTAGATTCTTTACATTCTGTAAAATCAACAATCAGACCATCTGAATTCTTTAATCTAACATAGTCTCTGAGTGGCTTTAATTCGTATTCTAAGACCCCTACAAGCTCTTTAAATGTATCAAGTGGCCGGAACATAGGGGATTTTGTAACACCAGTAAAAGAATTACAATAACCTGCAATTATTTCAATAAAACCGGCTTTTTCAAAACAATCAATTACATAAGTTAAAATACGGGCTGTATACCAATCAGCTTTCTTTTCTTTTCTCATTTGTGAGTAATGAATAGCCTTATTTGAATATCTAATATAATGCTTCCTTGATTCAGCCACGTTCAAATTAGCTATCACTGATTTAACACACTCTTTATATTTAGAAATACCTTGTCTACAGTCTATTTTAAGTAAATCCCATATTTTATTGAATATTTCTTCATTTTTAAAGGTTTTCTGTTGATCTATCCAAAAACTGTTATAAATCTCGAAATTATTGGTTTGTGTAGTTAATCCCATTTGTTCTTTCTCGGTTATATAGAAATATACATTTTTATTTATTAATATGCAAATGAGTTGTATCCCAATACGACCTATAGAGTATACTTAAACTCTTTCTCTTAGTCTTAAGAAGATATATACATATAATAAGATATAGTATAATAGGTATAAGTAAGTATATGATATAGTAAATAACAGTATATAAGATAATAATACATAAAATAGATGTATGAAACAAAGACCGGCCGAAATTCCACTAAGTATACTAACTATCCAATTTTTTGGACTTTTACACTTATCACCAAAAACAGGCCGGAATTAATAATTAGTCCTAAATCTTGGACTTTTATCTAATTATACAATTCCTTGGCTCGGGCATCTACTTGTGACTCAGGTATAGACCTCATATACTCTCTTACTAAATGATAATCTTTTCCATACAGACGAATAGCTTCTAAATAATCAAGATAATGTAGAACTTCGTGTGTTAATAAAAACATCATAGAGTAATCATCATTTAACGGAACGTATTCTATAGTTGTTAACCATTCAGTCCCGGCCTGATTCCAAATTGGTATATAAAGTGTATCTTGGATAGGACTATTAGAAGCTAAATCAATACGAGGTGTTCTGAAGTCAGAGTAATAACTGAATTTACCATAATAAAACTTAGGTTCATAGTTATATCTGTTATAATCGGTAGCCGGCAGAAGAGAGTCTACTTTAGCCTTGACATAAGAAGAGTCTGTAGAAGTAAATTCCATAATCGTGCCATCAGGTCTGGTAGCAAAAAAAATACTATCGTGAAACGAAATATCAATTGGGGAATATATATTCAGAAGTAATAATAACATTATTTTATATATTCCCATTTAAATCCTCCTGCTGTTTTGTAATATTTTGATTTTTTACAAACTTTAGAAATAGAAGATGGATTAATTCCTAATTCTCTAATGTTGACCCAAATTCTTTAATAACATTATTATTTTTATTATTGTTTTGGATTTAGGCCGAATTTGTTATAATTGGTATTTTTATTACCTAATTGTGCTATACCTATATTCGATTTAGATTTTTCAGTATGTTTGTATCCTAAAGAACTTCTACCAAATTTTAAAATATTATACCCAGTATTAATTCTGGGTTTTGTTGTATATGAAAACATTCCATAAAATCCATATGTTCTTTAGAATAACAGTAATCTATAACTTTTTTAACAAAGTTTTCTTTACCATACTTTTTTAAAGCTTTCTTAAAGATAGATCCAGACAGGATTATTTTTAGAATCCTGTCCTATATAGATTTTATTATTTATCAGATTAATTGTTTTATATATTATCATCTTCTATCTTAAGTTTATATTTAGTAATGTATTTAAATGAGTTAGTTTTATATTCTTTTCTTAATCTTTCAAAGTTCAACAGACAATTTAGATTGTTAATTACACAGTAGCAGTCGTGTGCTTTGGCTGCATCTATTGCATCTAAATAATAACCAACAGTTGTTTTATCTGCTGTCAAAGCTTTATAAACTTTACCACATCTTATCACACCATAATAAGCTGATGGTAACACTATATGTTCTTTAGTCCATTTTAATTTTGCTGCTGTTTTTCTCTTACCAGATATTACGTGGCAAATATGTTCTTTAGTGGCCCCAGTGTTTTCGGCTGCATCATCTAATGATAAATAGGATGATACTAATTGGCCAGCCTTTGTATATGCATTATATATAATCATAGTTATATAATAATACTTTTTTACAATAAAGGATAATTGTTTGGGTAATAATATTTTATGAGAATTGTTTGATAAATGTAGTATTTAACATTTATATAAATCAACCCCAAATTGACCATTTCTGGGTTGTAATCAGCATATTTAGTCCCCTCAAAGGTCCAATCGACGGTTTACCAAATCAATACCTGCAGATTCTCACCCAGAAGTTGGACTCTTGGGTGGTCTCTACGAGTATTTTCCCGGGAATTTCTTCCATAAATATAAATCCTTCAATTATAACTCAGAATTGCACAGTCATCTCTTCGAGTGGTATACTTTCCTCACCGTATAAACACTTCTAAGAAACAACACCCCAATGGTCCACCCCTGAATTAGATTTGTGTGAAGTCTTCTCAACCAATACGAGAGTAATCAATCCGAGGTTGGACTATACGAGGGACTCACCTACTCAGGAATTGTCAATTGGGGAACTGTTTTGCTATTTGGTTTATTTAAAGTATATTAAATGTATGAATGACAACTTATATAATAAACAAGTAATAGATAATCTTGCAAAGGATTTACTGAATTGGATCAAAGAGTCTGAAGACAGATGGTTCATCAAAGATTGGTTTATACTTAAAGAAATACCTTACAGTTATCACACAGGGTTTTGCACAAAGTCTAAGGAATTCAAGGAAGCTCTTGAGAAAGCCAGAGATATTATGGAAGCAAGACTCGTGAAGAAGCTTATAGATAAAGGGTTTGCAACCACTGGTCTTCAGTTCTTATTAAAGAATGTAGTTGGATGGAAAGATGCAAGCCAAGTAGAGGTAGCAACTGTAGAGTTGGACTCTAAGAAGTTAGCAAGCATCAAAGATAAATACTTTAAAAAGAAGTAACTATGGAACTCAACGAGCTAATAGCATTACGAAATGCAGCATTGTTAAATGATCAATCTCTTTGGATACAAGGTTTAGATGATGACTTAAAAGATCGTATCTACCAAACTTACTATGCTGTTTGTGATTTAGATTACAATTGTTAATTGATTCCCAGAGATTGCCCATTGGTGAGGACTCTGGGGATGTACCAGATTACGAGCTGTAGTTTCCGATGAATTGGGTTGGCTTGTAGCTATAACCTACAAATTTTTTTTATAATAAAATAGAACGAACGATGAAAAAATGTAAAAAGTGTCAAGAAGAAAAAGAATTATCAGAGTATTATAAAAATAATACATTTAAAGATAATTTAACTTCTTCTTGTAAAATCTGTTGTTCAAAGCATAATAAAAAAAGATATCCAGAAATAAAAGAACAAAATAAAAAGAGTTTTATTAAATGGAAATATGGAATTTCTTGGGAAGAATATATTAAAAGATATGATAATCAAGAAGGTAAATGTGCAATTTGTAAAAACTTCATATCTATAGAAGTTAAAGGTTCTAACCCTGCAGTAGTTGATCACTCACATCAAACAGGAAAAGTTAGAAAATTATTATGTGGTTCATGTAATAAGTTATTAGGATTTTCTAAGGATAATATTTTGATTCTTGAAGAATCAATAAATTATTTGAAGGATTCTGTATAATGGCACAACCTGTATTTATTAACAACCCTATACAAATAGCAAGAGAGATTAAAAAAGATACTAAGAAAGTTATTGAAAAAAAGAAACAGGCTGAATTAAAAAAGAATCAACCAAAACCGAAAAATAGTTATAAGGTTTCAAGAAAAAAAAATAAATCGAATTTAGATATAATAATAGATTATATTTTTTCAGAGATACTTTATGATTATCAGGTTCAGTGGATTTTAGACCGTGCCCGTTTTAAAATATACAATAAGTCCCGTCAAATAGGTATATCAGAAGCAATAGCACTTGAGGCATTAATCTTCGATGTGCTTGAGAAAAAAGAGAACGTGTTTTTTGTCAGTAGATCAGAACGTCAATCTATATTCTTACTTGATAAGTTTTATAAATGGGTTGATATTTTTATCGAAGCAGGAGTGAATATCCCAATCACCAGTAGGACTAAAACAGAGTGTAAAATTAATGGTGTAGATGTTAAGTCTCTTACTTCTAAAGCAGTTACAGGAGAAGGTTATTCAGGTAATCTTTATTTAGATGAGTTTGCTTTACACGATGATGATGTTCAGTTGTATGCTTCATTGTTTCCTATCATAACAAAAGGTTATAATATGAGAATCGTTTCACGTCCTTTTGGCCAGTCAAATATGTTTTATAAAATATGGAACAAAGAAGGTGGGCAATTCTCAGACTTTGTTAATCATCAAACAAACGTATATGATGCAGTTGCAGCTGGTTGTTCTATAGACGTAAAAGCTACTCAGAATCAAAACGATGATGAATCATTTAGAGAACAATACGAGTGTGAGTTTATAGACGAATCAACAAGCTTCTTTCCATATAATCTTCTTAAAGGTTGTTTGTCTGATACTTTAAGTGAGACAAGTCCTGGAAATAAATTTATAGGCATTGATGTAGGTAGAACTAATGATGCTACATCAATTATAGTTCTGAATTTAAATAGTCTTGGTAAATATGAATTAATATTTAAACAGGAAATTAAAAACAAACCATTTGTAGAACAACGTTATATTATATCTGAAATAATTAAAAAGTTTAATCCTATTAAAGTTTTAGGTGATAAAGGTGCAGTTGGATATCAGTTATTAGAAGATCTTGAGAAAGATTTTAATTGTGTAGAAGGTGTTTCTATGTCTCAAGACCTTAAATTACAAGCATTTACTAATCTAAAAAAACTTTTTGAAGAGAAAACAATTCAAATTCCGGATGAAATTGAATTCATGAGTCAGATACATTCTATAAAAAGAACATATTCTACTAACGGAAAGATGAGTTTTACAGCCGAAAGAACTTCTAAAGGTCACTCAGATTCTGCCTTTGCTCTGGCTTTAGCAGTTCATGCAACAGGTAAAAGGAAACGTAATCCTTCATCAATGGTATTTACAAAACAATGGTAATGAAAACTTGTAGTAAATGTAAAGAAGAAAAAAACATTAATGATTTTCCTATCAAAGGAAAAGGTAAATTACACAGTTGGTGTAAAAAATGTAAACAGAAACAAAGAAAACAATATCAAAAAGAAAATCCTGATATTGTTAAGAAACAAACACGTAAAACAAAATTAAAATCTAATTACGGAATTACAGTTAATGACTTGGAAAAAATGTATGCAAACCAAGAAGGAAAATGTAAAATATGTGATAGATTTATTTCAATAGAAATCAATGCTCCTACAAATATAAGAGCACACGTTGATCATAATCATAAAAATTTGGCCGTTAGGTCATTACTTTGTAGTTTTTGTAATACAGGTATTGGTTTATTCAACGAAGATGTTCAAGTATTACAAAAGGCTATTGATTACTTAACAATTTAAACAAAGAAAACTAATGGGAATTTTCAATTTTGGTAGTAAAAAAACAGTAGAAACACCCAAGAAAAAGCTTTATGAAGGGAATTGGTATAACATTTTTGGTGATACTTCAGACCGTATAAGCTCTTACAGGACTACTTGGGTAGACACAGCAGTAAATATCCGTGCAACAAACGTATCAAAAGCAGACATATTACTTTACAGGAAACAAAACAAACAAGAAGTAGAAGTAGAGAAACATCCTTTTTTAGATGTTATTTATAACCCGAATCTATATGAACAAACATTTAATGAGTTACTTTATCTAATCAGTATTTCTTTAGATGTATACGGAGAAGCTTTTGTTTATGTAGCAAAATCAAAAGGTAAGAAACCTAATTCATTTTTTTTATTACCTACAAATAAAGTAACACCAATCGTAGACGAAAACACAGGCCAGATTTCTCACTTTGATTATTCTAAACAAATCAAATCAGTAGGTAACATTGTAAGATATTCACCAGACGAGATTATCTTTTTTAAATTACCAAATATAGACAGAGTATTCAGAGGTTGTGCTACAATTGATTCTTGTAAAACTGTTATAGATATTGACAACTATCAACAGACTTTCCAAAAGAAATTCTTTGTTAATGATGGTTCTGTTAATGTTGTTATTGAGGCAGATGAACAATTATCAGAAGAAGAAGTAGCACGTTTACAAGCAGCATTCGATGCAAGAACAGGAGTTGAGAATTCCAACAGTTGGATCCTTCTACAGGATGGTCTCAAATACAATACTACTAAGACTACACAAAAAGAAATGGATTTTGTTAACAGTCGTAATGCTGTTCGTGATGAGATTTTAGGTAAGATGTCTGTTCCTAAATCAATTGTTGGTTTATCAGATACTGTTAATCGTGCAACAGCCGAAGCAGAACAATGGAACTTTATTGCAAACGTAATAGAACCATTCTCAAGATTTATAGTTGATAAGTTTAATATCTTTATCAAAAAGAATTACGGGCCGGAGTATTATATAAAATTTGAATACGATCTACCTGGTGATCCTCAAACTGATATAGATATGTATGATATGTTGTTTAGAAACGGAGCTATTACAGTTGGTGAACTTCGTGAAGCATTTGGATTTTCAACAGATAAACCGGGTGGAACTGGAAAAGTAGATCCCTCAAATGAGGTTATTGAATAATGCAAGTATGTAATAAATGTAAAATAAAAAAACCATTTGAAGATTATCATATTAGTAAATTAAATAAATATGGTTATGATTATAAATGTAAAGCTTGTAAAAGTAAGTTAAGAACTATTATAAGAAAACAAGTTATAGAATATTACGGTAATAAATGTGAATGTTGTGGTGAAAATAAATACGAATTTTTAGCTTTAGATCATATTAATGGTGGAGGAAATCAACATAGAAAAGAAACAGGAACTGATACTATGTTGTGGATAGTTAGAAATGAATTCCCTGAAGGTTTCAGAATTCTATGTCATAATTGCAATGTTTCTTATGGTTTATATGGTTTCTGTCCTCATCAAAGTAAATAACAGCAGATACAGTTTTGTTATTTTGTTAAAATAAAGTATATTAATTACATATGGACAATCAAAAGATTAAGTTTTTCATTTCAGAAAAAGCTGAAATAAATGAAACAGATAGAACAATTATCCATTATGCATCTACAAACGAGGTAGATCGTGATAGTGAAATAGTGTTACCAGAAGGTATAGTTCTTGAAAATTTCAAAAAGAATCCAGTTGTTTTATGGAATCATATGAGCTGGTCTCATATACCACCTATTGCTAAATCTTTATGGCAGAAGGTTGATTCAAAAGGATTGTTAGTTTCTACTCAGTTTGCAAAGACTGAATTTGGGGATGAAGTTTTTGGTTTATATAAAGATGGTTTTCTTACCAGCTGGTCAATAGGATTCATGCCTATAGATTGGAAAGACAAAAACAACATTAGAACTATTTCTAAATGTGAGATGTTTGAATATTCTGCTGTAAGTGTTCCTGCAAATGCTGGTGCCGTGTGTTTATCTTTTGTTAAAGGATTAAAATCGGCCCAGATTAAAGAAGCTTTTATAAATGATTATCTTTTAGATTCATTCGACAACGAAATCAAATCTTTAAAATCAACTATTCAAACTTTAAAAGAAGCACCCGTATTAGACTACAAAGAACTTATAAAACAAGAGATTGCAAATTCATTTGAACCAAGGTTTAATGAATTAAATTCTAAGTTAGCAAATTTCAAATTAGAGAAACAAAAATCTGATATGGCTGCTATCATAGAAGAAGTTATAAAAAGAAAATTAGGATAAAAAGTAGAATAAATTATTTGCTGGAGATGTTAGCCTCTTTCGGGTAGAGACATTAGGCTCAGGATAATGGTTTCGAAAATTTTAATAAACAAATTAAAAAACAAAATCAAATTATGGAAAAAACTACAGAAGTAACAGAGACAGTAGAAACTCCGGTTGCACCGGCTCCTGAAGCCACAATGAAGTTGGAAGATCTTCAAGCATTCCTGGAAACTACAGTCAATAAAGCTGTTGAGAAATATGGTATTGATAAGTTAGATCTTAAAAATGCTAAACTCCCCGGCACAGAAGATGTTGATGTAACTGGTTTGTCAGATTTACAGGCAAAACACAAAAAGTTTCAGAAATTCGTTAGAACAGCTATCACAAAAGCAAACAATGCTGAATCGTCAGACTCAGTTGGTGGTGCTTTAGTTCCTATCGAGTTTATAGCAGACGTTGCAGCTCTGTTAAAAGATTACGGTATGTTTAGAAAATATGCAACCGTTTTCAAAATGAACAGCAAAACAGCAACTATGCCTGCTCTTTCAGGTCAGGCATCTGGAGCATTCGTAAATGAAGCTGCTGCTAAACCTATTTCAAACAACACATTTAATAAAATTACTTTCACACGTCACACTTATGCATTCATCTCAAAAGTTTCAAGAGAAATAATGCAGGATTCAGGTGTAGACTTGATGAAAATTCTTGCTGAATATGCAGCTAATGATATGGCTCGTGCAGAAGATATTCAAGGTTTCTTAGGAACTGGTTCACCTATCACAGGTATCAACTCTGCTTCTGGTGTAAACGTTGTTCATCTTTCTACAACACTTGCTTCTTCATTAACATATCAGAAAATTCTTGAATTAATCTATGCTATCCCTTCAAATTATGCAGGTAATGCTGCATTCTATATGCATAGAAGTGTTTGGTCTGCAATATTAGGACTTGAAGATGGTGGAGATAACCTCATCTGGTCACCTAATATGGTAGAACCTAATATCTTAGGCTACCCAGTTAGATTAACTGAAGTATTAAATGCTACCTCCGTAACCGGCTCAGAAACACCTTATGTTATTTTCGGTGATTTGAAAAATGCTTGGTTAGGTGAGAGAGAAGGATTCAGAGTAGACGTAGCAGATCAGGCTTATGTTGGAAGTGAAGATTTATTCGGAACTAACCAGCTTGCATTCAGATTCGAAGAGTCATTCGATATCGAGATTGTATTACCTGGTGCATTCAGTGTCCTTCGTGAGGTAGCCTCATAACCTATATAAATATATAGGACTTAGATGTTATAAGTTGCTTGTGAAGATTTAAGCTGGTAGGCAGATTGTCTGCCAGCTTTTTTATTAAATAAAACGAGGTAATTAAGATGGAAGAAACAAAAGCTTGTAGTAAATGTAAAAAAGAAAAAATAATATCAGAGTTTTATTCAGATATTTCTAATCCTTCGGGATTACATTCTCATTGTAAAGTCTGTAAAAATGAGGCTTCAAAAATCTGGAAAAATAATAATCCATATAAAAGAAAAGCACATAATATAAAAACAAGATATGGATTGATTTATGAAGATTTTATTAAGATGCATGAATTACAAGATAGTAAATGTCCTGGATGCAATGAAAAAATTTCAATAATAATAGGTTCGGAAAATCCTGCAGTCATAGATCATAATCACGAAACAGGTGATATTAGATCTTTACTTTGTAATAAATGTAATCAGGTTATAGGATTAGTAAAAGAAAAACAAACAACTCTTGAGAATCTCTCAAATTATTTAAGAAAGTATAACAATGAATAACAAATACGAGATCATAACAGATTTTTTAGACGAGAAAAATAATTGCTTTTACATCAAAGGCCAGCACATTGTTTTACCAGAAGCAGATGCTTTAGTATTACTTCAGCTTGGTAAAATAAAATCAGTCACAGACTACGAAACTAAACCAGTAACCAACTATAAAACAAAATAATGATAACAGTAGCTCAATTAAAAACATACTTACAGATTACTACATCTGATAAAGATGATTTCTTACAAACTTGTATTGATAGAGCTGTTTCAGATGTGGAGAGCTACTGTAATCGTAAATTTACTTCTGGTTCATTTACTCAGTATTCTAACGGAAGATATTACACTAATGAATTATTTATTAGAAATTATCCTGTAACATCTATCACTTCTATATCAGAATTCGACGGCACTGCTACGTGGACTGATATATTCAATTCACCTGATGTTCCTTCAGATTCTTTATTTATCATACCTGAAATAAATCAAATCAAATTAATAAAAGGATATTGTTTTCCAACTGGATGTAGAAATATAAAAGTGGTTTACACTTCTGGATGGGCCAGTGGTATGGCTGCAGATGATATCAAAGCTGTTTTATTAGAAATGGCTTCAAAACATTATACTAACTCTAATTTTTCAGGAGATGCTTTGTTAGGTAAGTCTTCAGTTAATATGAATGCAACTGCATCAGAGTCAGCTACATATGTAGATCTAACTCCTGATTGGAAAAAAAGATTAAAAAAATATAAAATAGCACAATACTAATGAATAATACTGTAAGACAGAAAATATTAAATAACTTAACGACAGAATTACTTTTAATTAACACAGCTAATGGTTATAACAATACTATTGCTGAAGTTAAAAAAGGTTATTTTCCTACTACATCTATAAATAATTTTCCTACTGCATCTGTTTATTTCGGCCCGGACATTATGCAATCTCAAATAGAAGGTTACACATACGGTGATTCTGATTTAGACGTTGTAGTTTTAGTATATATTAATTCACCTGAAGAAGAACAAGTAGATGCTGCAGAAGAAATGATTGAAGATTTATATAGATTTTTTAATCGTGATGAATCTATTCCAGCTGCTTATACTTCAACACTCGAAGAAATAACATATGTTCAAAATTATAAAGTAGTAGAAGCAAATCCTTATGTGGCAGGAAACAAAAATATAAGTTCCATAGGTATCTTAATAAAAATAAATTATTTCAATTTTATAGAACAACTGGTTCCGTTTGCACCAACATTATTAACACCGGCCGATGATTCAATAAACGTAGGAGCAGGTGAATAAATGATAAATTTTACGTGGACTAATGTTCCAAGTGCAACAGGTTATTATATACAGGTTGCTTTAGATTCAGGTTTTAGTTCTTTAGTAATAGATGATAACTCATTAACTACTAATTCTTATTCAACTGACTTTCCTACATTAGATTATTTAACCGAATACTTCTGGAGAGTTAGATGTTCTAACATACACGGTGATGGAGAATGGTCAGAGATTTTTAGTTTCACCACAACTGTTAACCCTCCTGAAAATACAAATTTATTAACACCGGGTGATGGTTATTTAACTGCACTACAAAGACAAGCTTTTGATTGGGATGTTACACCATATGCAGATACTTATGATTTTGAGATTTCAACAACTGGTGATTTTTCTAACATAGTAATAGCTCAATATGGTATAGACGTTCCATCATTCACAATTCCTTTAGATGAAACATTAACTAATGGTCAGTCTTATTTTTGGCACGTAAGAGGTGTGAATGCAAATACGTCTGGACCTTGGTCAGAAGTCAGAGATTTTACTGTTAATGAAGCTAGTTTGCCAGAAATACCAGTTTTAGTTTCTCCTCCCAATGGAAATATAGAAGTTGGGGCCGTAGTTGATTTTGTATGGAATATTTCTGATAGAAGTATTTCATATGATTTTCAATTGGCTACTGATTCTGGATTTACGAGTTTATTAATAGATACAAATTTAACACAAACTACTTATGAATATACTTTTACTTCTAATGCTACATATTATTGGCGTGTTAGAGGAAGAAATAGTTTTGGAGTAAGTGATTGGATTTCAAATACTGTAATTTTAAATGCAACTTATCCATTACCTGACTTTACAACTGGATTAGTAGCAAAATGGACTGCTCAATCTGGACTGACTTATGACGCAAATAATTTAATATCAAGTTGGATAGATACGATTGGCAGTATCAATGCTAT